CAGATACCCGGCAAACTATATGACCTCGAAACCTCTAAAGATATCACCGCTGAAGAGGGTGCTAAGTGGCACCTGATACAGACATTAGCTGGCGATCAGACTGATGGCTACAGTGGAGTACCGGGAATCGGAGTCAAGAGAGCAGAAACACTGTTCAATAAAGAAGGCTACGGCTGGGCAACAGTCGTCAAAGCATTTACGGACAAAGGACTGACCGAAGAAGACGCCCTTTTGAACGCAAGGCTTGCCAGAATACTTACCATAGATGACTATGATACCAAATCGCAAACACCCAAACTCTGGACGCCCCAAGAAGCCTTTGCTATTGACAATGGAGCAGCAGTTCAAGATGAGAGTGATTGAAGATAACTTACGTAAACATTATGACAAGAAGGAGGACGTTGTTACTGTCTTCCTTGCTTTACAAAGACAAAACTTCGCATTAACTAATGCACTCAAAGACTTAATAGAAAACAGTATTATTATTTAAAATGCCAGAACTAATCTCCCGCACTGGACGGGTACAGTCTTGGATCGACGATCCTACATCAAGACTACCTGTATCATGCACAACCTTCGTTGTTGAAGACAGCATGGAAGGTCCCAACGGCATCGAAGCTAGCTGGAGGTTCGCAAGTCATGCACTAAGATATGGTGCAGGCTGTGCAATCCACCTGTCTAAGCTAAGACCAGCCGGACATACAAATGACAAAGGACTTGTGGCTACTGGCCCAGTCAGCTTTGGCAAAATATATTCAGCTCTAAATGAAACCTTGAGAAGAGGTGGAGCTTACAAGAATGGTGCTATAGTATTGCACCTTGATCTATCACACGAAGATGCGATAGACTTTATACTAGCAACAAGAGCACAACTACCTTGGGTCAAAAGATGTATTGACATTGATGATGACATGTGGAAGTTTGCCGATCAAGAAACAAAGGACGCATTAATTTATGGAATCAAATCAGGAGACATCTGGCTCAACAAAATCAAACACGACCCCAATACCGGGGAGCGTATCTATGGGAACGTCTGCCTTGAAGTATACTTGCCCTCACGTGGAACTTGCTTGTTACAGCATGTCAATCTCGGTTCCTGTACACTCGACAACCTACAAGAGGCTTTCGTATCAGGCATGTCCGAGTTGTGCGATCTCCATAGTAGGACAGGCGTTGGAGAATCTGGAGAGTACCTTACCCCAGAAGTCGACAGACAAGTTGGGCTCGGAGTGCTCGGTCTTGCCAACTTCCTCAGAAGATACAACATCAGCTACAAAGACTTCGGAGAAGCCCTCCGTCTTGTCAACCTCGGACATAGTGCAGCCAACGAAGCCGGTATGGCGGCTGTTGCCTTGGACAGAGCGATTTTTGAAGCGGCACAAGTAGCACATAACAATGATATGGTAAGGGCGTTCGCTATTGCACCCACTGCCAGCTGTAGCTATCGCAGTAGAGACCTAGACGGCTTTACATGCACACCCGAGATAGCACCACCAATAGCAAAGATGGTTGACAGAGACTCCGGCGAGTTCGGTGTAGAGAGAGTCAACTATGGAGACGTTGAGATAGCAAGTGAAGTAGGATGGGACGCATACAAGCGTGTAGCAGACGAAATCATGACGATGCTCGATAGGACAGGTTTGCTTCATGGATACAGCTTCAACTCTTGGAGTGATGTTGTAACATATAACGAAGCATTTATAGAGGAGTGGCTAGGAAGCCCACAAACCTCGTTGTACTACAGCCTTCAGGTAATGGGAGACGTTCAGGATAAGTCTGATGCTTACGCAGCGTTAGGAGATACTGACGTACAAGATTACTTGGCAAGCATTGTAGAATTAGAAAAGAATACAAATGAAATTACATGTGACTGCCAACAATGAACCCCTACATAAAATTAAAAAATAGAAAAAGAACATGGACACCAGTCCAACCTACAAAAGGAGTATTGAAAGAAGGTGCTGAAGAAACCATCAAACGTGCACTCGCAATACGTCATATGGAGCTACCAGTTGGAGAATTTATTTCTCAAGGTCTGGAGAAAGAAGTCCCGGAAGCAGCGAGGACACTTCTTGAGTCAAACGTACAAGACGAGATTAAACATGATCTCGCTTTGGGCTTCATTGTTGACGCCCACGGTGCTGATCTACAATCCGAACTGGAAGCAAAGAGGTTAAGAGATGCTTGGATTGCACACCCTGACCACACTATTACCAAAGCTCTCGTTGCAGAACGAGCTATATTTTTTGTTCTACTACCTATGTTTCGCTTTCTTGGTGACGCTGCTCTCAGAACAGTATCAGCTGATATATCCAGAGATGAACAGATACACGTTGCGACAAATAGTCTCGTATGTGCTGAGCTGGGTCTTGTTCCTAGCACTTCTTTGGATAAGCTTCGGAAGGCAACTATACATTGGGTACTACAACCCTTAAGAGAGAACCACACTGATAAATATTTAGCGAAAAAATTTTGGCTGGATGCGAGCGATCAGTTAATGTATCAGGGCAAAGCCCCGCAGTTCTCAGACACAAAAGCAGCTCGTATGCCAGCGTTCTTTGAACATGCAAACACCAACCTCCCACAATATGCTTGAGTCCATCATCGGACCAACCATTAGTTCTATACAAGTAGAGCTAGAAGAAAATTTCCCACCCGTTAATCCACATCCGAAGCAAAGCATCGGCGAAGTCATGTACTTAGCCGGTCAACGCTCGGTGGTCGAGTGGTATAACAAACGAGTCAGTAAGGATGAGAGTTGAACACATACAAACGTGGCAACTCCCACGAGTCTGGCACATACTAAGACCAATAATAGACAAAGCCTTAGACCATAGTCTCGGTGAACGGTTAGCATCAGACATGCTCGAACAGTTAATGAACGACGAGCTCTGGTTGCTAACAGGCATCGACGAACAAGGGGACTTGGCTGGAGTGTTAGTAGCTGAAGAGATTGTACACCCTCAGAAGAAAGAGCTGTATGTACATGCTTGGGCTACAGTAACTGGCTATGGTTTTGACGATTGGGTAGATCTATTTGAACAGTCACTGCTAGAGATAGCACAAGACACTGGCTGTCATTATATATCTTCTATGTGTCGTAAAGGACTAGCTAAAAAAATGACAACAAAACGTGACTGGAGTGACAAGTACTCAGTCATATGTAAACCCGTACCAATGGAGTAAACAAATGGGTGGAGGAAGAAAAGGAAAAAAAAGTAAGAAGAAAAAAACTTATACTAAAGCCCAGAAGATGGCTCAGAAGCGGATAGCCGCTAAGAAAGCTGCTGAGGCCGGTGGTTTTAGCAGTAAATCATTTACATCAGGAATGCCTAGTTATTCCTCGTTGACTTCAAAGAAAGAAGCAACTAAAACTTTTGGACCAAGTGCTAAAACAGGTCCTAGCTTTTCTAGAAAGTCAGGCACAACAGGTATTGGACCGGTTGCAGACGGAGCTAAATATGCAGCAGCATTAAAGAAAAGCCCACCTCGGTTTTCATCAGGTACGATGGAACAGCAGAAAGCCGCAGTACGTGATGGAACACTGCTAGCTGGTGATTATACAAGCCCTACTGTTAAAAATTATGGACTACGACCTGATGGAGTTCATGGTTATTACAAGGTGGGTGATGTTATCAACACTGGTGGTAAATCAGGTAAAGATTTTCAATTTGATGGTAAGAACTGGAACCGTGTTGGTGTTGACCTTGCTCTAGGCGGAGATAACCTAGGAAGTGGATTCGGTATAGCCGGATCATTAGGTATGTTTGGTTTAGGTCTTAAGGGTATTGGTGATGCAATAGAAGGTGGTAAAAGATTAAAAGAAAACATCGAGAAAAGATTAAATCCAGAAGAGACCCAGAACCAGTCATCACTTGGTATAGGTACTTTGATAAGTGCCATCAATCCTGTAGCTAACTTAACTAACTTAGGTATATCTCCAGCCAGTGCTACAACGAAGTCAGCTGATTCATTTGGTTACCCAAGTCAGGAGGCTGTTGACAAGGCAGCTGGTATTACAGCTGGCGGATTAAACATAGGCGGTGCTGGATTTACACCAACGAACTTAAATGATCCAACAGTACGAGCAGCTGCTGCGTATAAATCAACTTTAAATCCTGACTCATTCAAAGGATTATCAGACGGAGAGACATTTGGTTCCGGACCTGTAGCAAGTGGTGAAGACTATGCTCGAGGATTAAATGTCGGTTACGACAACGCAGAGAATGTAATGAGAAGGTTCGTTGATGAAAAGCTCCCGATGATTGATGCAATCCCCGGTGTAAATACAAGACGCTTAACTGATAAAGAGATAGCAGACAAGCGAATGAAAGCTCAGAAGATGAGAAAAGAAATGATGACAGGTCGTAAAGGCAGCGGAGGTGCTAAACGTTTATCAGCTACACCTACTGTAATAGAAGAGTTATTACCAGAAGCAGTACCAGTAGCATCAAAATCTACCACACCTAGTACACAGACAGGTATAGATCCTAACAGACTACTACAGATACAACAGCAAGCATATGCTCAGGCATATAATCCTATGACTATAGGAGGGTTTAATCCACAATTTAGATTCGGAGCAGCAACTCCAACGATAGATTACTCAACATATTTTAATTACTAATGACAGCTAAAACTAGGTATGATAATTTATCCAGTGATCGTTCCCAGTTTTTGACCGAAGCGGAAGACGCAACTAAACTTACACTACCATATCTTATCAGAGGACACGAAGAGTACTCGAAAGGTATGAAACAACTGAAGACACCTTGGCAGTCTGTAGGGGCTAAAGGAGTTGTAGCGTTAGCATCAAAGCTATCTCTATCTCTCGTACCTCCACAGACTAGCTTCTTTAAGCTACAGCTAGATGAGTCTCAGTTAGGAGAACAGTTTGGTCCGGAAGTAAAATCAGAACTTGACTTATCCTTTGCAAAGATAGAGCGTACTATTCTTGACGCTATCGCTGCATCAGATGATCGTGTAGTAATACACCAAGCATTACAACATCTAGTTGTAGGTGG